TGTGGTTGGATGCGGTGAATCAGGTGCGGCCGGGGTCGAATTCGGTGGCGGTGACGGGGACGGCGACGTCGTTGTCCGTTGCTTGATGAGTTCTCGCATGAGCCAGGGGCGGCCGTCGCCGCACCGGTAATAGCCCAGTAGTGGCTGGTTGCGGCTGATGTCGCGGTCCCAGCCCGGGGTGTCGGCTCGGCCGCCGAGGTATCCGCCGGTGTTGTGTTCGAAGGCGTAGACACACCCTGGTAGGCGTCTGACCTGCGATAATGTTCTGGCGATGAGGGTGAACGCGACATCTTCCCAGCCCCACCCGACGAATTCTGGGGGTTGGCCGCCGAGGCGCCAGTATTCCTGTCGGGTGGTGACGATGGCGCCGCCGACGCCGGCGATGCCGTCGCCGTCCCAGGTGTTCAAGTGGGGTGTGTCGGCGAGGTTTTCCAGTGGGGTGGTCAGGTGTTCGGGGCCATAGATGCGGTAGTGCTCGAAGGGCCACCAGACTCCGGCGGGGTCAGCGACCGCGGTGAGGATGTTCGCGGGGTCGATGAGGGTGTCGGCGTCGGCGATGATGACAACGTCTGTTTGCGCTAGTTTCACCCCAGCGTTTCTGGCTTGGCTCAGCGAAAAGATTTCAGTCTCGGAATCGGCGGTAATCACCGGCCACCGCGGGAAATAGCGATCCCAAAACTCGCGCACCCTTGTGTAGGCAGCTAGGCGCGAGGGACTAGGACGCCACGGAATAACGATAGTCGCCTTCGGCTTCATTGGTGATCCTGCAGGAGATATGCAACAGCAGCCATCAACAGATCGGGATCATCAAGAAACGCGCCGAGAGCCTGGTTGCAGCTCCTGCACAGCAGTCCTCTGATCTTGCCAGTTTCGTGGTTGTGGTCAACAGCCAGTCGATTGCCTGTTGCACACACCTTTCCGCAGATCGCGCACACGCCGTCTTGTCGATCAAGGATCTCGTCGTATTCCGCCACCGTGATTCCGAAGTTGTTCTTGAGCTTGTGCGCCCTACGAAGTTCTTGACACCGTTCAGCGTTATCAACCTGCCATTGCCTGCTCTGCTGGCGGTTCCTCGCCAGAGCTTCTGGATGCTCCTCGTACCACTTGCGAATCCGAGCGGAGACACATGGCTTACAGACACCACGGGTGAACTCGCCAACGGGCTTAATCTCGTGGCATGCCGAGCATTTTTTGACGCTCACACCTTCACCTTGCACAGGGAGAAGATGTTGGTGTCGGAGTCGGCGGTGATGACCGGCCAGCCGGGGAAGTACTGGTCCCAGAAGGTTTGGACGCGGTTGAACGCCGCGATCTGGGATGGGCTGGGCCGCCAGGGGATGCAGATCGTTGCCCGCATAATCAGCCTATTATCGCCCCGGATCGGCCCGGATCGCCCCGGATTGGGCGCAATGTAGGTGTTCTAAGCGTGTCAAGGACATTCGGTTCGGCGTGTCGCGGTCATAATCTAGGGTTATGACGACGCGGGCACAGTATGCGGGCCGGTTGGAGGAGTTGCTGGGCGCGGTGTGGCCGGCGGCGATGGGTGGGGATCCGAAGGTTGTTGAGGTGGCGCGCCGCGTGTTGGCGCAGCAGGCGAAGCTGTTCGGGTTCGACGCCGACATCGGGGCGGTGCCGCCGATCGGGGACACCGAGCTCGGCGAGGATGACGACGAGTTGGCGGCCTACCGGAAACGGTTCGCCCGATGACTACGGTGTCACCGCAGATCACGGTGGTGGGGTCGGTGACGCCGCGGGTGTTCACCCCGCCGATCGCCGGCCGCACCGGCCCGGACGGCTGGCTGTGCCGGCAGTGGACCTGGGGTTATGACTGCATCGAATTTTTGGAGCGCTGCCTGGGGTGGCGGCTGCTGCCCTGGCAGCGGTGGCTGTATGTGCATGCGCTGGAGAAGGATTTCGACCGTAGCGGGTTCCGGTTCAAGTTTCTGCTGGTGTTGATTGCCCGGCAGAACGGGAAGAGCCGCTGGTTGAAGGGGTTGGCGTTGTGGCGGTTGTTCGCTGACGAGTTCGGCCGGTCGACGCCGGATTGCCCGGGTGCGCGGTTGGCGGTGTTGGCGTGCCAGAACTTGCCGTACGCGGAGACGATGCTCAAGGAGGTGGCCGCCGATATTCGCCGGAGCCGTCGGCTGGTGGGGGAGTTTCGGCGGCATCGGCTGGATAACGGGTCGAACCGTATCGAGTTGACTAATGAGCGGCAGTGGCGGGTGGTGGCGGCGAATCGGCGGGCCGGGCGGGGCTGGGCGGTGGATTTGGTGCTGCTGGATGAGCTCCGGGAGCACCAGAATTTCGATGCCTGGGAGGCGATCGTGGCGACGACGACGGCCCGGCCGTATCCGCAGATCGTGTGCTGTTCGAATGCGGGGGATAAGAAGTCGGTGGTGTTGTCGACGCTGTCGGAGGGGGCGCGGCGCCGCATCCAGACCGGCGACACCGACGACAGCGAGGTCGGGTTGTTTGAGTGGTCGGTGCCGATCGATGAGGATCCCCGCGATGAGGGGTTGTGGTATTTGGCGAATCCGGCGATGGGTAATCCGGGCATGTTCGGGTTGTCGGATTTGCGGGGGTATTTGGAGGCGCAGCAGTACCGCAATTTGCCGGGGTTTCAGACTGAGCATCTGTGTCAGCGGGTGGATGCGTTGGAGCCGGGGATCATGCCGGTGGAGCACTGGACCGCCACCTTGGATGCGGACTCGTGCCGGGCCGCGGGCGCGCAGGTGTTTGTTGGGGTGGATGTGAATTATTCGCGGGGGTCGTCGTATGTGGCGGTGGCCGCCGCCCGCGAGGACGGCGGCACGCATGTGGAGGTGGTGGCGTCGGGGGCGGGTACCGACTGGGTGATCGACTGGCTGGCCGCCCCGCAACGCAAAGGGCTGTTCGCGGGGATCGCGGTGCAGCGCACCGGGGCGCCGGTGTCCGGGATGATCCCCGAAATGATGGCCGCCGGATTAACCGTCACCCCGTTGCCGGCCGGGCTCGAGCTGCAGGCCGCCTGCGGATTGTTGTACGACGGGATTTGTGAGCACACCATTTTTCACCGCCCGGCGCCGCTGCTGGACCGGGCCGCCGCCTCGGGGGTGGCCCGCGCGGCCGGCGACGCCTGGGTGTTCGACCGGCGCAACTCCCCGGTCGATGTGGCCCCGCTGGTCGCGGTGGCCGCCGCGGTGTGGCTGGCGAACTATACCCCCGATGTCAAGGACCCGGTGTGTCACGTGTGGCCGGACGAGACAGTACTGCAAGGGTGGGAACAACAAACAGTGCGGGCGGGTGATGAGGTGGAGCGGGCATGGCTGATGACCCCAACGTGACACCGATCGGGGCCCGGCTGGGATCCGAACGGCTCTACGCCAGCGGTTTCCCGGCCGATGACCCCGGCTTGTTGTTCGGCGCCAAACCCGCCAAACCGCCCACTGTGGCCGCGCCGCCGCCCGCCGCCCCAACCTTCCCGGCGCCGGCGGCGCGGGCCGGGTGGCTGTCCACCATGGTCGAGCTGGCCGGAATCACCATCTTGGCCCTCGGCTGCTGGCTGATCCTGCCCGCGGTCGGGCTGATCGTCGCCGGCGGCGCCCTGATACTGCTCGGCATCGCGATGGGTCAAACAACATGACGCCAAGTCAATCCGACCTGCACTTGCCGAATCGCGCTCGGACTGACACCGAACCGCTCAGCAAATGCTCTTTGACTAAGAGCGCGGGTACGAATCAAAATAATGTCATCATCGGTCAATTTGGCCAGCGGATGGCCCGTACCGCGAACATGACGATCTCGGACGAGCATATCGTTAATATTCTCAAGCTGGGTACCGACTCGCAGATGCGCGGGCTGGACGCAAATCGGTCGATCGCAAGAGTGCAAAACACTCATCCCACGCGCGATAGGCCCGATGAAGATTTCGTAACTGACACGGTGAGCCAACAGACTGGATCTGCGAGAATAGTGGATTTCGCCATACCCCCAGTTTGTGAACGGTCCCACCCAATCCCAACACATTTTTTCGTCCGGTGGTTCGCCTGGCATAAACCAACGAAACGCTTCAATCGGGGTCTGGCCAGCTGGTCTCATGGTTCGCAGCGCATCTGGGTGGCCGTGTCGACTCATGCGCTGATAATGCAGACCGCACCATCCCTTTGCATGCATCGGACGGTTGCAATCTTCTATCGAGCAAGACTTAATCATCTGTGGAGTTTAGCATCTGTTAGGACTAGGCTATGAGCATTTTGGCGAGACTTCTCAGCCGTGAGGCTCATGGCCTTGAACAGCGTGCATTAACATCCAGCGCTTTCGTTCCTCCCCCACAAGTCGGAGTTATCGACGATTTTGTGGGAGTCCATCGCGCTATGTGTAATATGACAGTTTACGGCTGCGTCCGGCTGCTGGCCGACACCATCGCGTCGCTGCCGTGGAAGGCGTACCGCAAAGACAAAAACGGTGTCCCGGTCGAGCTGAACCCGCAGCCCGCCATCATCCGCCAACCCTTCCCCGGCTTCAACCTCTACCAGTGGAAATGGATGGTGATCGCCGGCCTCGCCCTGCGCGGCAACTCGTATCATCTGATCACCAGCCGCGACGCCGGCGGGACACCGACGGCGCTGATGCCGATGCACCCGGACATCGTCTTTCTGGAACGCCGCCCCGACATCCTCGCCTGGTTCGACCCGATCTACCGGGTCATGGGCGAAGCGGTCAACAAAAACGACATTTGCCATATCCGCCGGTTCACCATGCCCGGCGAACCGTGGGGACTGTCCCCGATCCGGCA